ATTTCTAGCAGGTCGTAAAAAAGGTATTGGCGGTTCAGACGTTGCTGCAATCCTTGGTCTTAGTAAATACAAATCTCCATATCAACTTTGGCTTGATAAAACCAATCGTGCGGAATCTCAAGACTCTGAAAGTGAGCCTGCTTACTGGGGCAACCAACTTGAAGACATCGTTGCAAAAGAATATGCAAAACGTAACGGTGTAAAAATTCAACGTGTAAATGCGACGATTCGTAATCCTGAACATGATTGGATGCTTGCCAATATTGACCGTGCAATAGTCAATCCTGACATTTCTGGCAATGTCCGCATCAAAGAAGGCAAATTGACTACCGACCGCATTCTCGAATGTAAAACAGCGAACCAATATTTAGCAAAGCTTTGGGGTGATGAGCAAACCGAATTTATCCCTGATTACTACCTTACACAGTGTCAGTGGTACCTGGGCAACACAGGCGCATCAATATGTGGCTTAGGTGTCCTTATTGGTGGTCAAAAGTTCCGTTCATATCAGATTGCATATGACGAGGAGCTATTTGAAATGCTGAAAGCAGAATGCTCTAACTTTTGGCATGAGCACGTTCTTGCTGATGCGCCACCTGCTCCGACTACCTTTGATGATGTATTGCACCGCTGGTCTACACACAATCCTGATCAAGCAGTCATTGCAGATCCGCAGCTATTCCAAGATGTCGCTGAATACAAAGAATTGAATAGCAACATCAAAGATGCAGGAAAAGAGCTAGATGCTCTAAAGCTCAAGATCTGCACGCGCATGGAAGATGCTGAATTAATCATTGCGGAAGAAAAGCGTTTAGCAACGTTCAAATATCAAGAGCGCACAACTTTGGATAGCAAAGCACTGAAAGCCGCTCACCCAGAGATTTATGAGCAGTTCGCTAAAACATCCAGTACGCGCGTATTACGCATTTCTTAACAAAAATTGAATATAGGAATTAGAAAGATGAACTCAATTGCCAAAACAACGCAAGGTACAGCATTAAGCTTTTTATCACCGACTTCGCTAGACGATGCTTTAAAGATTTCAGAAATCTTGGCAGCATCTGACTTTGTGCCTAAAGACTATCAACGCAAACCGGGCAATATTCTTGTTGCTATGCAATGGGGTGCTGAAATTGGTCTACAACCACTCCAAGCAATGCAAAACATTGCCGTCATCAATGGACGCCCTTCTGTTTGGGGTGATGCGATGCTGGCACTAGTGCGCGGATCAGGTTTACTTGAGTTCATTAAAGAAGAACTCTCTGAAAATGGTACAGAGGCCACTTGCACCGTAAAGCGTAAAGGTGAAGATCCTCATGTCTCAGTTTTCACTATGGAGGATGCAAAGAAAGCAGGTCTATCGGGTAAACAAGGGCCATGGACCCAATACCCAAAACGCATGCTTAAGCTGCGCGCACGATCATATGCTTTACGTGATATTTTCCCCGATGTTCTTAAGGGTATGCCAATTGCTGAAGAAGAAATGGATAAAGAAATTGATATTACCCCTGCTTCTGAATCGCCTGTTGAAAAAGTAAATAGCGGATCTAATGCTTTGAAAAACCGTATTTCAAAGAAAAATCAGTCTGTAGATTCAACCGCGACTGAAATTGACCTTACGCCTTTCTACAGACGTATTGATGATGCAGTCACACTCGATGAACTCAATCAAGTTGGTGATGATATTGCAGCCCTAAATTTAGGTGAGCCTGCTAAATCACAAATTGGGGAGATTTTTAAAGCACGTCAAAAGGAATTACGTTTCCCTGATGAATCCATCAATACAATCATTGAGGAAATCAATAGCACTGACAGCATGGAATCGCTCAACACCATTATGTCTACACGCTTTGAGCCTTTCACTTCCAAGATGAGCAAAAAGCAAATTGAGTTAATCAATTCTGCATATGAAGCCCAAGAAGCTGCTCTAACACCATGACAAGAACTTAATTCGATCCACTTGGCCACAGTCTAAGTGGATTGAAAGGGACTTTAGTAGTTATCAGAGTTACATGAGGTGAAATGATGGGATTAATAAATAAAGAAGTAGTTTTGGATGTACTCACCAATGAATCACATCCTCGCCATTTCCTTGTTCGCCAAGTTGAAAAGGCACTAATTGAAGAAGCTTTGATTATTCATCGGGGTAATCAGACAAAGGCCGCTGAAGCAATTGGGATGAGTCGAACGATTCTACGTCAGCGATTAAAAGAATTTAAACAGGCTTAAAGGTGAAGTGATGGAAATTCAAAAAGAAAGAAAAGCGTTTAAGCAGCATTTAACTGATACAGGTCTTGTTGAGTTTGCAGGCTATGGTTTTGCGGTTGATGAGTGTGATGAGTATTTGCATGAACCAACTCAAGTTGCATGGGATTCTTGGCTCATTGGGTTGAATAGAGCCAAAGCACAAGCGGTGCTGGAATGGATTTCAACTTCCGAGCGCATGCCGGAAGAAGGTGAAGAAGTATTTGTGCATAGCTATGGACAAGTACGACAAGCAACGCGTGATTCATCTTGGGCTGGTGGTTTTAAAGAAAGAAATTGCTATGGTTGGCAGGCAACTTATAGTCAGTCGCATTGGATGCCAAAGAATATCAAATTGCCTGAACAGTACCATTTCTATTACGAAAATGATGCAAAGCAAAAAGCCATGATCGAAGCACAGGAGCAAAGTCATGAATGCCCCAATCCTTGACCCCTGCTGTGGCTCTCGCATGATGCATTTTGATCGTACAAATCCAAATGTCGTATTCGGAGATATTCGTACAGAAAAGCACATTTTATGTGATGGTCGCTCTCTTGAGGTAACTCCTGATATTGAAATGGATTTTCGAGCAATGCCATTCAAAGATGGTCAATTCAACTTAGTTGTATTTGATCCCCCACATTTGATCAAAGCAGGAAAAGAAAGCTGGCTTGCTTTGAAGTATGGAAAATTGAAAGAAAACTGGCGGGCAGATATTCAAAAAGGATTTGAGGAATGTTTTCGCGTGTTGGCCAACGGCGGTGTGCTTATTTTCAAGTGGAATGAAACACAAATTAAAGTCAGTGAAATCTTAGCATTGACTGATCAAGAGCCTGTATTCGGACACATCAGTGGGAAGCGTGCGAATACTCACTGGATCACATTTATGAAATTGGAGCCGGCTCATATGACTAACCTCCAGCTTATCGCCCAAGAACTTGCCGAAGAATTTGCACCACTCGTCATAGGCCAGTCAGGCACAACCAAAACATTCACGGCGGAGCAAGCCTCTGCCCTTTATCACATCCTTGTAGGTTTTGGATATAAGGATGAATGCAAGGGATTGGACACCAAATTGCCATTTGAGTTAATTGATATTAAGAAGGAGGTATCTTAAATGGCTCGTTTAACTAAAATCGATAAAATGTCCGCATGCGAAAAAAAAGCTGTAATTAAAGATTTTCGTAATGCGCCACCTGAAGCGGATTTTCCACCCGAAGCCATTGCACTAACCTTTCATATTTCACTGGCTTGGCTGCAAAAGAAGAGATGTGAAGGTGGTGGAATACCCTTTTCAAAACCGACAGCTAAAACAGTACTCTATCGAAAAAGTGATGTTTTAGAATTTATGGACAGCAACCGGCTCCAACACACAGCCTAATAAAAAGCCCTCAGTTGAGGGCTTTATTTTTGAATATGATTTTATATTTTAGTAAGTCTACTTAGAGTCTACAAATTGGGACTACAAGTAGACTCATTGTAGACGCTAGAACTATTTCTGTAGATCGCTATAGATAGTCAGATATTGCAATATGCTGTAAATATAGGTGTTTAAGGATTATTTAAGATGCAGGATATTGCGAAATATTGTATGAAATTGCGAATTTTATAGGAGAATTTAGAATTATGAGTCCGCTGCTCTAACCAACTGAGCTATAGGCCCTAATATACTGAATTTGTTATATATCAACAAGTTCAGGCGAAATGAATACTAGCGAAGATTTTTTCAAAAGACAAGCTTTTTCATACATGGTTG